TCATCTCAATGGTAAAGGTTAATGACCATCGTACAATAGTTGTTTGTTTTGATCTCCACTCCTCATATGCTTTTCCATATGCCTTATAAGATCCGATACCTGTACCCAGATATTTTTTGTATAATATATCAAAATCAGGATTTTCTTTTGATATATTTCTAACACCACCAAGGATTATTGGTATTGCTTGATTTGGAATACCTGAATGACTTATTGCCATTCCTACGATTGGGTCAATAAGATTTTCTTTCTCAAAGGCAAAGAGGGAAGCCAATGCAATCCCTGGTTGCATGAATAAATCTTTGAGATAATCCCACGCCTCATAGACTGGCATTTTACCAATCTCATTGAGGGCGGTGCCAAACTGGGTCCTCTCCTGCTGGAGGGCTTCCGCAATCTCCATGGCTTTGGATTTATTGGCTTGAACCAAAGTTTCGTCAACATCTTTTTGGCCGGTGGACTCTAGGAATTTACTCCATTCCTCATCCGACATTTGAGTTTTTGGCTGCTCCAAAAGTTGAGTCAATTCCAAGTTATTGGTAATATTTTTGATGGTAAGCTCACTGACGGCGGATAATAAGACTCCACTGGCCGTCATAGATTTTGGAGCAACGAGGCCAGGAATCATGTCCTCTGGTTTGGATTCAAGTGGACCGATGAAACCTTCCTCACCTGGGGCTGGAATATTCTCCTTTGGAGTGAGTCGGTTCCACATATCGGTGATTTCTGACCTGATATTGTCAGCATCGGACTGACTAAGTTCTGGAGTAACAACTTGGGCTATGGCATCCTCAAGAGAGGAATAAGCGCCATACTGTATAAGTTGAGGCACACTCTCATAGAGTTGATAATAGGCATTATTGGTGGAAGCCTCTATCACAAGATTGCTCAACTGGTTTTGGTAATCAGATTTAACATCACCTTCAATTTTGGGAGTTTTCGGCCAACCTTCCTCAGTCATACCCCAAGTTGCGGCATTTTGGGAGGAATATTCTAAAGCCTGTTGTTCACGGGATGGAGCTTTTCCTTGTAGTTCGGTCAGTTTGGGGACAACTTGATTTAGACGATCCAGATACTTCCCCGACTTAGATTGCCAACCAGCAACCATGGTTTGAAATTCTCCCTCCTGTTGGGTTGGTTTTGGACCAATCCCAAAGGATGGATTATTATAGTTGGCAAAATCGGGAACACTAAGTTTTTTGTAATCCATTACCATATTATGCCTCCATTGGTTGGGTTGAATTTAATCCGGCCTCAAGAGAGGTAGTAGCTTCTTCCGGTGATTGAGCTGGAATCTGGGATTGATTTTGATTCTGATTAAGGCTGGTTTCAACCGTCCCGCCAAGTTTCGATTCCAACATATCCGCCAGCTTCTCATAAACCCTTGCCGCTTCTGGTTGTTTGTTTTCCTGCAAATAGATGGCGTGGTTTTTGAAGGCAATTATTTGATCCGCCAAGAGTGCATATTGTGTATTCATGGCCTTTCTTGCACGGTTATTGGCCAATTCCTGAGTCGGGTTATTAATTTCCGGCCAGAATTTTTCCATAATAGTAATCTCATCAAGTTCAAAGCGTGGGTTGAGCATCCGACTTAAGGTTGCCTTGGCGGTATCATAACCAGGAATGACAATATTACATTCCACCTCAAATTCAGCATCATCAGGCAAATTCTTTGGCAGTTTAAAGTCCTCTGGTTTATCCACTCCTTCCTTAAGTTGGTCAAACCAGAAATTGTCAATGTCACCAAGTGTGCCGGATTTAATATCCTTAAATGGGGTAAGGACTTGGAGAGCGGCTGCCGCCACCTGGCTCATGGCATAACCAGTCATTACGGTCTGGAGGTTCCCAAATAATGCCCAAGGAAATAATCCTCTTTGGATTTGGTTTTGATAATTATTAAACAAGTAAGTTAATTCTACCGGCAATACACCAGAGCTAAGTGGTCTTACCTCATCGCCTGGCTGACCACGAAAAACTGCGCCCCTTTTGTAAAGGTCTTGTTCCCTCAAGACTCCTTCTCCTGATGAGCTAAACTCTAACCAGCTTGTTTCTGAGGTGTCAATTACCATCTGTTGAGTGGCTGTTAATGATCTATTGTAGTTTTTTACCACCCCTTTATTGGTGGAAATTAAGGCTTCACCAAAATTTTTCTGCCAATCTTTATTGATTGATCCCATGTCGGGAAGACCCCCAACCGGAGAAATAAATACTGGTATACATCCAAATGTTGGATAAGCCTCAGGAATCTTTATCATATCCTGACCAATAACCACACAATTGGTGGGGGAGCCTGTATCGTCTAGACACCAATAATTATAGACATTTTGTGGTCCTGTGTAGTTTCCTTTAGTACCACGTAATTTCAAACATTTTAGATTGGCTTCATCCTTTGAGACGGAATAAACATGGGCACATTCCAGTAGACTTTCTTCCCCAAAATATGGATAGACTTCGATTGGATTCCACACAATGGCATAGGGTCCATTCAGATCAATTCCGGCGAAAATGCAGTACCAACCAGTAGCCAACATAAGGGCATCCGAATGTCGGTAAAATCCTTGTTTAGATGATCTCCTATGAGACTGATTGATTTTATTCCAATAACGCAGGATGTATCTCTCAATATAGGTACTCGCCGCATAGGCCGTCTCCTCTTTTTGGATACTTACCAACTTGTGAGATATGTTGCAGGATGTAAGTAAGTGTAGGCCCATCAAATACCCAGTCTTGGGATCATTCGCCACAACGGATTCCATTTCTGGGTCGGTATTTGGATCATCCAATTTCAGGACACGATAAGAATCCCTCATTTCGGCATCTCGTTTCCGCCACATTCCCTTCAACTCATTACAGCGGGTTATAACTTCTTGTGGTTTGTTTATATCCATAACAATCTATCTCCTTTTCCATCGAGGACGAGAAAATACTAATCCACGCTTTATTGGTTTCATTTCATGGCAAACTACATTAACCGCAAATGACATGAGGATATCGGACAGGCCAAGATGTTCGATCTTGTCATTATCTCCATATCTTGTATCCCCCATCTGGCGGGCAAATTCAATATCATGGCAAATTAAGTCCGGCAGGACTCCATGAACCGTAGTAAGCATGTATTCCTTGTTTTTGGATGTCGTCAACCAGCCAGGTTCCATACTTTCTTGTCCGTCAACAATGTCTTTACGCCAGTAAATTGGTCGATAACCTCTGGCTAAGGCGGTGATGGCAAGTCCATGAGAATTAGCCTCCCAGGTAATTTTACAATGATTATAGTGATTGGCAAGAGCCAGCGCCTTTTTCCAAGTCAATTCCGGCAGATAGAGTCCAGAATCCCTTGCACACCAGATTGGTTTTGGTCCAAGCCAACCGATAACCACAAGACTACTCTGTGTATTCTTTCCCTGACCAGGATCAATGGCTAATTCAAACCTTGCTCCACCTACTTCCGGATCAGTTGGTTGATACCAAATTTTGGATGTTCCAAGCTGTGCTTTTGGTTCCCGATTAGTTTTGGCAATATCGGCAATTAATTTCTCATCAAAAAATTGGTTTCCAGCACTCAAAAAACAGGTAACATCATCCTCAGGAAATTCCTGTGGAAAGAGTAATCTGGCTTTTTCATCCGAGCTTCCAATCCTCAGGCTCTCCTTTTCTTTGATTTTCCATCGGCGCCAACGGATTTGCTCATAAGTCAATTTATTGGTAAGCATTAACCGAGCTTCTTCCTCAGTCAATTCGAAGATTGGATTATTGATATCGGACCAGAACTTTATTATCCCAATTGAGCGAGGATCGTCCACTTTAATCCTGTACTCATTGACCATCCACCAAGGATAGAAGTGACTTGTAAAGGTTGATCTACCCTCCTTAGCCTGCTTATACATGGTATAAAACGAGTTTCCCTTACCATTGGCTGTGGAGAAAATATCCACCGTACCATCTCCTGGAACTCTATCAAGAGCTGGGAGCAATATCTTCTCGATGGCACCTGGCACCCAGAAGGCAAATTCATCACAAAGTAGATGGTGTATGGTTTTAGCTCTACCGGCTGTCGCCGATCTGGCTGAGGCAATATAAATACTGGATTTACTCAACACTTTCCCGGAATCCTGATCTACAAATTCGTAGGTCTTTTCATACGCCGAATCATGCTTTACCTTGGGAAATCCTGGAATATTTAACTGGACCAGATTATTGTAGTAAAAATCCGCCTTAGACAATAACCGCTCAGTAATGAAATCCTCATAGGCAATCAAAACCGTATTAGTACCTGGATTTGTCAAGGTATCTGCCAATCTTTGAGCTAGTTTATAAGATGAGAATCCACACTGAGCGGGTTTGACCCAAATATCTCTCCCAGTTTCGGTGTTTGAGGCATCCTCCTGAATCGGGTTTAAAAGAAACTTCATACGCTTCCGAGATTTATCCTCAATAGTAAAAAGAGTCTCAATAAACTTCCTCTTACTTTTTTCCAGAATCATCTCGGTAAAGAATTCTTCCGCTGATTGTGTTGTTTGAGCTACCATTTATACTCCTACTGGGACTTATTCCCACTCCTACGCCCAGGATGTTTGGAACCTACATTCCTCACTCCCATTTTGGAGGCATTTCTCCTGCCCGAACTTGCTTGTTTGGAAGTTGCTTTTCTCAAATTTCACCTCATCCAATTATCCAATATATCTAATTAATTCAAATATACCGGTACCAATTAAACCTGATCCACCAAGAAATGTTAATACCAGTATCATATTTTGTAGTTTTTTCTCTACCACAGAGACTCTCCGACAGAGACCATCTTGACCATCTGAACCCATCATGACTGTGTGAATTTCTACCAGTAAATCGTGATCAGATTTTGGGACCATCATTCACTCCTCAAGCTATTCTTCCGCATGAATTTCCAGTGTATCTCGTTCCCGTCTAATAGTCATGGTTAGTTTGGAAAAGTCAAACGTCTTGTCCAGTCCTTTCTTTGGATCAAAAATCTGGGAAATAATTGCCAATTGCTGGGCGGAGTACATGTTCCTAACCTTGCCCAGATAAACTTGCTCAAACTCCGTCATGCTGGTTGGATCACTATGTGCCTTGAGCAGGATGTTAAAATCCAACTGGAGGAACATTTGCATATTCCTATTAAACTGGTTCATTAAAAACTTATTGCCAACCCGATCACGGAGATCACTCATACCCTCAGTATCCAACTTGTTAAACCATGGATCGGAATCTCTCCACCTTGATACACTCTTTTGGTGACAAGGCACCATCTGGCAGGCTTCCTCAACGGAAAATCCTGATGCTCGGTAACTAATATATTGCATTTTTTTGGAATCCTGCTCCACCGGAAGCATGGCCTCAATAATGCTTGTCGGACTGTCTGGATTAATCTTTGTCTGAGATGACTGATTTTCCATAAATACTTATCCTCAAAATGATATAGAAGTCCTTATACAAACATCATAATTTACCGAACTTGACATTGCAAGAATAGTATGATATAATAGTTTATAACTAAATACTATATAGTAATATTATTATATCAATTATTCTATCAGTAAATTAAGGAGAAACTACAAATATGGACATTTGGTTCCGCTGGGCCAACAAGAGAGCAACCTGTGCCGACTGCAAACGTCCTATCCTCCAAGGCGAAGAGGAAGTTGTCGTCCGCATTTGGAATAAAGGCAACCCAGATAAGCGCACCTTCAACCAGATTTTCCTCAAACATGTGGACTGTTTCATTCTTGCCGGCCGGGACTATCTTAAACGAAACCCTTACCAGCCAAGTCTCGGCAAAAAGCGAGGACCAAAAACCACTCTTACTGAGGAACAGCGAACCGAGCGACTGAAAATACTCCAACGCCATGCCTGTTTGGAAAAGCGAAAGCGGGAGGCCATCGAGTCTGGATTGCATGACCGAGCCTCAAAATATTCCGACCAACTGAGTGAGTTGTTGATCCAGATCGCACCACTTGGAGGAATCCCCCAAAATTGGGTTGAAGATATTATTCAGGAAAATTCGGAATCAAATTGACGGATTCTCAAATACCAAATTAAGTTAATTAAAAAGTTGTGGAAAAAGTAAATTTTGAGAGTGATGATCTACGCCTCACCTTCTAGTCTCATATTGTTTCCGCCCGTATCACGATTTTTTCTCAGGACTAGACAGGACTAGACAAGATCGATGCGAACGGATGTTCTAAAGTATGAGCGTGCGATCAGATACTCATGCGATGATCCGGGTGGAGACATCGCCAGGCGCTGTAGAATGAGCAAGGACTGGGCGAACATTTGTTCTATTACGCACGGACCCTGCTAGATGTAATCCAAGCAAAAAATCATGTCACTAGCACAGTTTTTGACTTTCAAAAAATCCGGTCTTTTAGCACGGATGTTCTACATGTTTTTAGAACTTTTGTTCTGGTTGACAAGCTGATCAAAATGTGCTATGCTAGTTATAGACATAAGCTCTAATATGTACTTTAAAAATTTAAGGGGTGTCACAATGAAAAATCCAGATATTAATAACTGTACTATCAAAGAATTTGCGGAGTATCTTGATGCTAATATCTCAATAGATGATAACGGCGGATTTCACATTCATCAAGATCGACAACAATTTTATGGCAATGTACAATATTTATTATGTGTAATAATAGATTATCCTGAATTATTATTGACTGATAAAATCCCCAGCTAGCAATAGAAACCCAGCTATATGGATTAGAGCACATTTTAGCTGGGTTTTTTATTGCCCATTACTTGATCCTAATTAGAACATCCGTTCTATTAAATTCGATGCACTGTGACACGCTACAATGAAATTCTGACAGAGTTAAAAACTGACATGCACAGCTACACTCACTCACTATAGATCGTGACAAGAACATAGCAAATTTGAACGCCCAGATAAATAATCGTATGCGATTTCATGAAGCATTTTTGAGTATCGCCCAGCAAGCGCAACAAGCTCACATTATGTAAAGCAATCAAGCTCAATCTCAACCGGAAAAATCGAACACATGTTCTATTGACAATCAATCCGGAATATGCTATATTAATAGAGTCATAGTTGATTGACGATTGACCGGCCTAGAATGATAGCTAGCTGGGCACATTAAAAATTTAATAAAGTGAGGAAAAAATGACAGAATTGAATGGAACAGGCAAACTCGAAAATGGCGCCGTAAATACTCCAGCAAACGCGTTGGATGAGAAGTTAAAGAAACTCATCATTGATCTACAAGCAGCATCAATCAGTGGTGATACGGACAAAATACTGGCCATCTCCAGCGAAATTGCAAAGTACAAAAAAGAGATCATGGCCGCCAAAGTCGAGGCGTTGAAAAAAGAGAACGAGCTATTGGCCGGTAAACGACTTGAGCTGGGCATTGCAATTCAGAAAGCAATTGTGGGAATTTCCGGCGGCATATTCACAATCGATGGCTTAAACAAGGATCAGCTTCAAATCGTGGCAAATCGCATGAGAGAAGCAATCGACAATCTCAAAGCCAATATCGGCAAAATGAATGAGTTGAAAGTAACTGGGTTTACCTTCAATCTCGACCTGCCGGACGCAAGCGGCGCAATCGTTGAACGCAAAAGTGTAGGCTTGATTCATCCGCAAAATGTCGAAAAAGTGCACAGAACAGGCGGCGGTAATCAAGGCGCAACGAAAACATCAACGGGCATGACGCTAGATGAAATCTTCAAAGCACACGCAACCGAGGAAAACAAAGCCGCATTTGATAAAGAAATTGAAGATTCAAAGGTCGAAGTTGAAGCAATTAATCTTGATTCCAGTCGAACGGATGAAGCCAAAAAAGCGGCAGTACAGGCCAGAACGAAGACCTGCAATAGCCGGACATGGGCAATCAAAAACAAAGTCAAGGAACAGGCGCTAAAAGACGGGAAAATCACAGTCAAATAATCTCAAGTGGGATAACTCCAGTAACCGGAAGGGTAAGCTATCAACTCTTCCGGTTTTTTGTTGTCGCAAATTGAGGACAATCCGACTTAACCAGTGGACAGGATGGTACAGATTGATGGACTGGATTATGTAAAGTGCATGATGCGATGATTCGAGCGCCCAGAACGTGTAGAACAAATGTTCGGAATGTGTTATGTAAACTGACAGACTGCCAGAACGTATGTTCTATTGACAATTTCAATAGCGGACTGCTATACTGTTATTAGAGTATAGGAGTACATTAAATCACTGGGAACCAATCACCGACAATCTACGGGTGAAAGTTATGCAAACTGACTAATTCCAGTTTTGGTAAAAGTACATTAATAATTGAATTTATGTGAGGAGTCCAGATAGCTGGATTACTAATTTATGGAGTGAAAATATAATGACAATTTCATTCACGTATCCTATCGCTGAGACCAAGAATGTGGTAAAGGAATTTCATTGTAGTTCCTGTAAAAGGAAAATGAAAGTTGGTATGAAGTATATTCGTATGAACCATGGTAGGTACTGTGCTTCATGCTCCAAAGACTTTGATACTAGGTATGCTAAGGTTTAAACAATCAGGGAGTCGGATAATTTATCTGGCTTCCTCACATAAATTCAAGTACATTAACAATTGAATAGATCAGGATATCTTATATCTCCTAAAGGCTGGAGCAGCCAAAATTTAGGAGGCAAGTTATGAGGATTATCAGCAAGACGGTAAAGATTATCGTACTGACGGTTGAGGAGTTATCCGCCCTACAGCGGATGGTAGTTGAGGCGCAGTCCAAAGGTCAATCTGAGGAACATCAGATCGGGCCAAGCCAGTTCATGAGTATCAAGGTGAATGATAAATTACCGATTCATGCCGGAAGGTGAGCGCCGGTACAGTAACATGGAAAGGCGTGCCGATGGATATGATATGCCAAAAGCAATTCCAGTTCCGACAGCTAAAAGGTAATCAATCTGAGGGTAGAGAATTTAGTCAAGGCTTTCTCTATCCTTTAGGGGATATAAGATAGTTAAATCTATTCTATCTTCCGGAGAGTCACAGAGGCTTAACTGGAACAATGCCTATTCTCATAAGTAATTCCAGTACCGACAAGTTTCTACCACTCTCCAGAGGATAGAATGAAATAAGGATAGGAGGTAAATATGCAAAAAGGATACACGTATTTTATCAGATTGACCAAACATTTTGGTATCGGTCTCTATCGTGATTACCTTGGTCACATATCACTTATAAGAGTTCATGGTAGAACCAATACGTTACCTATCATAGGATCATTCAATTATGATTACTAAGATAGGTTCCTTCACCGACCTTGAGATAGATTCCGCACTTGGCAATCTCCACAAATACGGTTGCAATCTCTGTGGAGCAGTCCATTACAGTGTTTATGGGGAACCATTCTGGTGCAGAGATTGTCAGGAAAGTCCGTTTATAAGTTTCCACAAGCAGGACAATCCTCACTTTGAGGAATGGTTAAATAAGAAGAGGAGGTAAAATAAACCATGGAAATTGACGGTAGAGTGCTATACCTAATCCCGGAACGTAATATCGCCAAAAAGAACATATACCATATCGAGGAATGGAATATCCTAGATAGGATCAGGAGCAATTACTTAAATGATCCGATAACAAATTCTATGCTTACATTTAAATCCAAACAAGATGCTTTGGATTATATTGAAAATATTTAGGAGGAAAATTCAATGAGTGTAACAGCCAAAATTGAAGGAAACAAGATCATCATTACCGCCGATTTGGATGGTAAAGAACGCTCAGCATCCGGCAAGTCCATTGTCAAGGCTACAACATCCGGCTTCATCGGAGTGGATGGAAACTCCAACATCAAGTATTCGTTGAATGTAATTACCAAATAGTCTCCAGGCAGTTGGTTATCTAATCTCATTAGTTAGGTAGCCAACAACCTGTAAATTATACAGGAAGTACATTACCAAAAGAATAGAGGAGGTAAAACATTATGGTTTACGAATCCGATCAATCCAATTCAGTAGAAGGTTTCTACACTCGATCAAAAGGAGCAGCCCGCCCATTCAAGCAAACCCTGGCCGAGCAATTTATC